AGTGCATTAACTTATAAATTACAGGTTTTAAGTGGTAGTGGAGGAACACTTAAAATAAATGCTAGAAATGATAATAACAGTTTATCAGAGAGAATTGGGGCACTAACATTAATGGAGATAGCAGGATGATTATAGAAGCAATATTAAAAATAAATTCTAACGCAAAATGTTCTGTATCTGGCAGTGATATAGATACTTGCGAAATAACTTGGCATGATGGCACAACACCAATATCAAAAGCTGACATAGAAGCTAAGATGGTAGAGGTTCAAGCAGACTATGATGCTGAAGAATGGAAAAGAAATAGACAATCAGAATACCCAACAATAGACGATTGTATCCACGCACTATTAGATGGTGGTGATACACTTACAGAATTACAAGCTAAACGAACAGCTACTAAAACTAAATATCCGAAATCAGGAGCATAGACCATGCTCTTTGGTTCAACACCTTTTTCAACTATTTCATTCGGTGGAAATGTAATATCTAATGCTCTTGTTAATGTAACAGGTAACAGAGTTAATTTTAACATAGGTAATGTAACTATTGCAGGTCAAGCAAATGTTAATGTTACCGGTAACCGAATAAATGTATCTACAGGTAATGTAACCGTAGCAGCTGCAGTTGTTGCTGCTGCAACAGGAAGCCAAGTTAATACTGCAACAGGAAGTGTTACAGTTTCTGGTGGTTCAATAGTAGGTATAACAGGTAATCAGTCTAATTTATCTATTGGTAATGTATCAATAAAAGTTGGTCAAACAGTTCCGGTAACAGGCATCCGGGCTAATATTGCAAATGGAACAGTTACGGTTACAGCTAATGCAACTGTTTCTGTTGTTGGTAATAGAGTAAATATAAACATAGGAAACGCAACTGTAAGCGGTAATGCAAATGTTAGTGTTAATGGTAACAGAGCAAATATTGCAACCGGTACAGTTACTGTTACAGGAACAGCAGTTATATCTCCAACTGGAAGCAGAATTAATCTTGCAACAAGTCAAGTATCTATTAGAGCATGGAGTGATCTTAATCCTAATGCTAATCAAAAATGGGTAGATATTGCAACAGGAGCAACAGGTAATTGGACAGAAATTAACACGCAGGCAACAGGTGATTGGGTAGAAATTGATACTACAGCTATTCCACCAAAACCGTAGTTGCTTTTGTTGAAAATTAATATAATATACAATATAAGGAGTGCAATATGGCATCAAGTACATCAAGCGATTTAAAACTAGAACTTATGACAACAGGCGAAAAGTCTGGTCAATGGGGTACAATTACTAATACAAACTTACAAATTTTAGAACAAGCAACTAGTGGATACTTATCTTTAGATGTTGCTAGTTCAGACGTTGCTTTAGCTTTATCTAGTTTTACAACATCAAATGGTAAAAATTTATACTATAAATTAACAGGAACTTTAGCGGCAAACAGAACAGTTACTATGCCAGATTCTGCAGAAAGAGTTTTTATTGTAGAAGATGCAACGGTTAGATCCGCTTCACATTATACTTTAACTGTTAAAACTGTATCGGGAACTGGTGTTGTAATGCCAGTAGGTTCTAAAATGGTTTTATATTCTGATGGAACTAATATTAGTTCAGGTCCAATTACAAAAGGATTCAATACTGTTACTTCTGCGTACACTGCAATTTCAGGAGATCAAATTTTAGCAAATACAACTGGTGGAGCTATAACAATAACTTTACCTACATCACCTTCTACAGGAGATGAAGTAAGTATTACAGATGCAAGAGGAACTTTTGCAACAAATAATTTAACTATAAATAGAAATGGACAACCTATTGAAAGTGTTGCAGCAAATGATATTTTAATGACAAATGGTCAGTTTGTTGATTTAGTTTATGTAGATGCAACAAGAGGTTGGGCTTTTAGAAATACTAAAGATCGAGGTTATACTACAGTAACTGCAAACGTAACAGGTATTGCAGGAGATCAAATTTTAGCAAATACAACAGGTGGAGCTTTTACAGTTACACTACCCGCATCTCCTACTGTTGGTGATGAAGTTACTATAACAGATGCAAGAGGAACTTTTGCAACAAATAATTTAACAATAGGTAGAAATGGAGAACCTATTGAAAGTGTGGCTGCTAATGATATTTTAATTACAAACGGTCAATCAGTTAATTTAGTTTATGTAGATGGTACAAGAGGTTGGGCTTACAAAGGTCTTAAAACTAGAGGATACACTACAGTTACTGCAAATGTAACAGTTATTCCAGGAGATCAAATTTTAGCAAATACAACAGGTGGAGTTTTTACTGTAACCCTACCAGCATCACCTGCTGTTGGTGATGAAGTAGTAATTGTTGATGCAAGAGGAACTTTTGCAACAAATAATTTAACAGTGGCTAGAAATAGTCAGCCAATTAATACAGGAACATCCGATTTAACTTTAAGTACAAATGGTCAAGCAATTACTTTAGTTTACGTAGATGCTACAAGAGGTTGGGCATTTAAAACAAATACAGCATAGGGGGCTTAAAATATGGCTCTTGTCGATTTTAAAATACTACCTGGAATAGACAAACAAACTACATCTGCAGGTGCAGAACAACGTTGGATAGATTCCGATAATACTAGATTTAGATATGGACTACCTGAAAAAGTTGGTGGTTGGCAATCTCCTGTAAAAAAATCAATAGTGGGTATTGCAAGACAAATGCATGCTTTTGCTAATTTGGCAGGTAAAAGATATATTATAATTGGTACAGATAAATTTTTATTAGCTTACTATGATGGTGAATTATATGACATTACACCTTTGTCAGCAAGTTTAGGTGCTGGAACCATAACTACAGTTGCATCTTCAGCTAACGTAACAATTACATTAAATTCACATGGTTTAGTTGCTGGACAAATTATATTAATGACTAGTACAACCTTACCTTCAAGTACAGGATACACTACAGCAAATTTTGATAATAAATTATTTCAAGTAACTTCTATTACAAACAGTAATAATTTTGTAATTACACAGAGTTCAGCAGCAACTGGAAATGCTGGACCAGGAGGAAGTATTACTGTAACTCCTTATGTAACTGTTGGACCACAAGTACAAACAATTGGTTATGGTTGGGGAACAAGCACTTGGGGAAATGGAAACTGGGGAGAAGATTCAACTGGAGAAGGAGTGATCCTGGAGCCAGGCCTCTGGAGTCTTGATAATTATGGTTCGGTTTTAATTGCAACTATTGCAAACGGTCCTACGTTTACATGGAATTCAAATGGAAGTGATCCACAGACTGTTAGAGCTTCTCAAAGTACAAGTGGTTTTGCAACTACAAACAATCCTAGTTCTTCTAGATTTACAATGGTGTCGCCTACAACAAGACACTTAGTACATTTTGGAAGTGTTGTTCCTTCTAGTGGAGGACTTAGTAGCCAAGATAATATGGCTGTTGTTTTTTCTGATCAAGAAAATATAAATAGTTATACTCCTACTTCTATAAACACAGCAGGTTCTCAAATACTACAAGACGGAACTAAAATAATGACTGCATTAAGAGCAAAAGAATCTATGTTAGTTTGGACAGACAATGCACTTTACAACATGAGATTTATAGGTGCACCTTTTACATTTGGTTTTGAACAAGTTGGAACTAATTGCGGAGTAGTAGGTAAAAATGCAGCTGTTGAAATAGACGGTGTTGCTTTTTGGATGTCACCTAAAGGATTTTTTGCATTTGATGGTACAGTAAAATCACTGCCTTGTAGTGTTGAAGATTATGTTTATGATGATATTGATACAACAAAGGGTCAGCAAGTTTTTGCAGGAATAAATAATTTATATACAGAAGTAGTATGGTGGTATCCAAGTGCTAATTCTGATTACAATGACAGGTATGTTGTATATAATTATTCAGAAAAAGTTTGGTATACAGGAACAGAGCCTAGAACATCTTGGATAGATGCGGAAATATATGCTAAGCCATTTGGAACTAAATTTACAAGCACTGGAACAGCTAATTTTCCTGTAGTATTAGGAGAGTCTGGATTAGGTAAATCACAATTATTTGAACATGAAATAGGTAATAATCAGGTAGATGAAAATGGTACTTCATCAAAAATTACTTCTTTTATTAAATCATTTGATTTTGATTTACAACAACAGGGAGGTGTTGCAGGTGAAATATTTTTAGCAGTTAGACGTTTTGTACCTGATTTTGAATCCATAACGGGAGATGCTACAATTACTTTAAATATAAAGAGATATCCTCAACAATCTGATGCTGAAAGTACTTTGAGCCCCTTTACAATTACTTCAACTACTGATAAAAAAGACACAAGAGCAAGAGGAAGATTTGTTAATTTACAAATTGAAAACAAAGACTTGAATCAGTCTTGGAGATTTGGTACATTTAGACTAGATATTCAACCCGACGGAAGAAGATAATGATAAATAATACACCTTTATATATAGACCTATTAGATTATTTAGAGAGAGATGGTATTGCCAGTCTTTCTAATGATTTTGATCCAAATGCATTTATGACTAATTATGATGAGTTAGATACTACATCACCTTTAATAAATAACCCAACAGTAGCACCAACAATGCCTTATATAATTCCTCCTTTAGGAGGAGGAGATGGAGGAGATGGTCCTCGTCAAGGTTTAGAATCTCTTAGAAAAGATGATGATGATGTTTTTGATTATGAATATGATGCTTATGGTATAGTAGATCCGTTTAGTATGGGAGTAAAAGGTTCTACAATACATGAAATCGGATTAGCTGCAGCTGACAAAGAAAGAGCAAGATTACAAGAAGTTGCAAGAGTAGAAGCTTTTGAAAGACAACAGAAAGAAGCACAACAAGCAGCAATAGATAGACAAAAAGCAAAAGAACAAGCACAAAGAGATGCAGTTGAACGTATGAGACAACAAAATAAAAGAGAAGGCAGAGGCGGTTATCAATCTGATTTTGCACAAGATAGAGATTTTATGGATGGTGGAGATGGAGACAGAGGAAATAATCCAGGTGATAAAGGTGGTTCTGATACAATGGGTAGTTTTTAATGGCAAAAATAGTAGTAAGAATACCTGAACCAAAAACTGAATATGATTTGTCTACACAAAAACAAATAAACAGATCATTGCAATCAGTAGTAGATCAATTAAATTCTACTTACCTACAAGAGTTAAATGAAAAATCAGATAGATTCGCTTGGTTTAAAAGCGGAGGAAATAGCGCATAAAAATGAAATTTAAAATTGATGAAAAAGAATTTGACAGCGAAGAATTGTCTAATAATGGTAAAGTCTGTTTAGCTAGATTACAAGATATAAAAAATAAAAAAGATAAATTATCTATTGAATTTGGTGAATTAAATATTTTAGATAAATATTACATGGAACAATTAAAAAATGAATTACCTAAAAAAGATTTACTAAAAGAAAAAGATGTCAAATAGTTATAAAAATGCATTTTATGCACCTACAGGAACTTCAGCAGAAATAATTTATACCTGCCCTGCTCAAACAACAACTATATTTCAAACACTACAATTAACAAATATAAGTGGAAATAAAAATGTTACTGTATCTATTACTGATCAATCGGCTGGACCAGTTACTTATACAATAGCTTACATAGAAATGTCTGGACCAACAATCTCAAACCTTTTAAAAGGATCTATTGTATTAGAAGAAGGGGATAAATTAAATATTGCAACTAGTGTGACATCAGGTATAAGTGGAACAGCGTCTTTATTAGAAACAACTAGAGTTTATATAGCTGAAACTGGAGGACCATCATAATGTTTAAAGAAGAAGCAGAAGTATCTTACACAATAATTAATGGTAAAAAAGTACCAGTGGTTAAATGTGAAACAGAAGTAGTATTAAGAAATACACAAACTAATTACGAGTATAATTCAGATAAAGAAGCAGAAGATGATATTGTTAATCCTGAAACAGATACTCAACAAGAACATGTAACAAGATCATTAAAAATTAAAGTAGCAGCCATGCCACCACTTGGCGCTGCATCGGACGAATAACTATGACAATTTCAAGATCACAAATGGAACGACAATTACGTATGGGTGGCGGTATTATGAATATCGAAAACAGACAAAAGTATTTGTTTGGTGGAATTACTAAATCAATTAAAAAAGCTGTAAAAGGTGTTACTAACGCTGCTAAAAAAGTTGTTAAATCACCTTTAGGTAAAGCTGCTATTTTAGGTGGATTAGGTATGATACCTTTTGGAGCAACTGGAACTTCATTATTTGGAAGAATGGGAGCAGGTTTATTTGGAACAGGTCTACCTTTAGGTCCCAATGCGGCAGGAGTAAGTAAAGGTTTATTAGGTAAAATAGGATTAAGTGGATCAGCAGGTAAAGCAGCTTTAGGTATTGGAGCAGCTAGTACACTTGCAGGTATATTAGCTTCTGATGCAGAAATGACAGAAGAAGAAGCTGAAGAATTAAAACAAGATCCAGCTGCTTTAAGAAATTATTTAAGATTATATTATTCAAATTTAAATCCCAACGCTTCTAAACAAGAAGTAGATTCGTTTGTTAGAACAAATATGTATGCAGATGGTGGTAGAGTTAATTATCAACAAGGTAGTCAACCCGCACCAGCACCAGCACAACCAGGTTCTTTACAAGGTGCAACTTCTTTATATGGAGATGTGGTAGAATATTTAAAAAGACAAGGTCGTCAATCAGATCAACCACGGATGATTTCTCCAGACGAAATATCAGGACCAATGCCAGCAACTCCATATCCATTTAGCGGTGCAGGATCATTTTTAGGTGGAGGAGCAATTAATACTCCAACGCCTCCTACAGTCGGAGGTCCAGGAACTGGTATGTTACAACCACCGTCACCACCGTCACCAACACCAACACCTCCAAATAATGTACCTCCGGCACCTACAACACCGGCACCTATTGTTAAAAAACAACCCATAATAGATTTTTCACCCTATCTATCAATGGAAAATATTAATGTTAAAGTAGATCCATTAGGACGTAAAACAATTAACGCGACTGATTCTAAAAAATTAAGTGAAGGTATAACTGCAATTAGTCAGTTATTACAAAAAAAATATACAGACGATATGTATGGGAAAAATAGAGGTAAAAAAAGAGACGAAGCATTTGCATCTTATTTTGGAGAATATGATCCTGATAGTATTTATTGGGCTCAATATGGAAGAGGTAAAAATGCAAGAGTTCAAAGCGACGAAGATTTCGGAACTTATATTGATCCTCAAACTAGAGAAATAACAAAATTTAATCAAGGCGGAAGAGTTGAATACGCTATGGGTAGCCCAGAACAAAACGCGATGCAGGCAGCCGGCATCATGGATCTACCTTTAAATCAAAATAAAGCAGGGGTAACTGAGCTAGATTTAAGAAAAAGTGGTGGATTTATTCCTCCAGTTGGTGTAAAAGAAAAGGCAGATGACATTCCTGCAATGTTATCAAATAATGAATTCGTATTTACAGCAGACGCTGTAAGAGGTATGGGTAATGGTAATGTCAACAAAGGAGCACAACGTATGTATGACATGATGAAAAAATTAGAAAAAGGTGGTAGAGTATAATGGCAGTCACAGAAACTAGAGTATTACCCGCAGCGTTTATAGAAGCAGGTGGTAAAACATTTTTAAATCAATTATCTAAAGCTTCAGGTCAGTATGGAGCAGCTGATCTTTCAAAATCATTTGGACAAGATTTTGTTGCTCAAATGGATCCTCTACAATTAGAGGCGATGAAACAGGCAACTGCTGGTATTGGATCTTATGAACCATTTTTACAAGCAGCACAAGCCGCAACAGGTCCTGGTGCTTACAAAGATTACATGTCCCCGTATCAACAGGAAGTTATTGATACAACTTTACAAGAATATGATCTTCAAGCACAAAAAGGTTTAGGATCAATTGCACAAAATGCAATTGGTGCTGGTGCATTTGGAGGAGCAAGAGAAGGTGTTGCACAAGCTGAATACATGACAGGTTCTGATAGAAACAGAGCTGCATTACAAGCTCAGTTACTTGGTCAAGGTTTTGGTCAAGCACAACAAGCAGCCGCTCAACAGTATGGTCAACAAATGGGTCTTGCAACAGGACAACAAGGTTTGCAAGGAAGACAAATTTCAGGACTTGCAGCATTGGGTGCAAGCGCTCAAGGACAAAAACAAGCTGATTTATCTGCTGAACAACAACTAGCACAACAACAATTAATGCAACCTTTAACAGCTGCTCAATCTTATGGTTCAGGTGTAACACAATTAATTGCTGGATATCCAGGCCAAACTACACAACAAATGTCACCTAACGCACCAACGCCAAGTGGTATGCAAACAGGTTTAAGTACAGCATCAACGTTAGCAGGTATTTACGGAGCACTAAGATAATGAGTAGAGTATTTAGAAGACCTATGTTTAGAGGCGGTTCTACTAACATGAATGGTATTATGTCTGGTATTGAAGATAGGGAAAACTATGCAGAGGGTACTGCTTCTGAAAGATATAAAAAAGTTTTTGATCAATATTCAAAACCTGCAATGGATCCATTATCTAAATTATTAATTCAAGGTGGTTTAAGAGGACTTTCTGAAACAAGAGGTGGTGGAACTTTAGCTAATATGGCATTAGCTTTTGAAAAACCTACAGAACAATTAATGTCAGACTTACAACAAAGAAAAAATGCTGAAAGAGAAATGGCATTAGCTGGCTTAGGTATGGATATTGAAGGTGAAAGAAGTAGAGAAGCTGCTCTTCAAGAAGTTAAAGCTATGCAAGAACAACAATTAGGTAAAGAAAGAATAGCTCAAATGAAAATAGATGCAGACATAGAACTAGAACAAATTAAGTTAGATAATAAAGGTGAATATCCAGCTAAACCAGGTGTTATTCCTTCAATTATAACTCAACAAATGGATAGAGAACAATCATATATAGACAGTGGTAATTTAGAATTACAAAAATCACCAGATTTTCATGCGAGAAAAACTGTTAATTTTGAAAGAAGTGCTCCTCCTGAAATTTTAAAAAAATACAAAGGAATTGTTTTTTATGATTATGGTAGAAGTGGAAAGGTAGAAGAATTTGTTCCTGGAGGAGAAGCAGGGGACATTATTTATGATCCAAAACAATCAGATTTTTTTATATTTGATAATGAAGGTAATACCTATAAATATGATCCATTGACAAATCAAGCAGGGGATTAATGTATGGCTACTATAAGCCTAGACGATCCGAGATTTAAACCTCTAACTCCTGAAGAAGAAGAGAGAAGAAAGAAACAAAAAAAAATTACAGAGGGAAACAGGCAAGACTTAGTTAAAGCTGGTATTGATGAAACAGATGTTGAATTACCAGATGCAGAAGAGAATAATGAAGTAAGTGGAGCTACTGCTTTTACAGCAGGTCTAGCATCAGGTGTTATTAAAGTAGGTGAAGGTGTTGTATCCTTAGGTGCAGAGTTAATTGATTTAGGTGTGGATACAGATACAGCAGCATCAGTTGAACAATTTTTTGATGACTTAAATCCTTTTGAAGAAATTGCAGAACAAAGAGCAATAGGTAAATTAACAGAAGCTTTTGTTCAAATAGCTGTACCAGGTGGTGCAGGTGCAAAAGCAGCAACGATGGCAGCTAAAGCTTTAAAAGCAAAAAGAGCTGGTAAATATTTAAATTTTAAAGGTAAGAATCTTAAAAAAGGCACAGTTAAAGCAAAACAATTAAATAATTTATCTGGTAAACAAAGATTTGCAGCAATAGTTGCAGGTGGTGCAGCCGGAGAAACATTAGTAGCTGATGTAGAAAAAATAGGGACATTTGGAGATTTGTTTGAAGGAGGTCCTACTGAATTAGACAGAGAAATATCAGAGGATTCTTCAGATGATGCTTCAAGAAAACTTATGAACCGAATTAAATTTGGTTCAGAATCAATATTACTTACTCCATTTGTATATGGTGTTGGAGCTGGTGCTAAAGCATTAGCTAAAAGAGGAAAAGAATTAGCTTACAGTAGTTCAAAAATAGAAAGAGGACTAGATAAATTAGGAAGTATATTTAGATTTAGAGGTACTAAACCGGAACAAATTGCTACTGCAAAACAAACACAGAAAGCTCGAAGCATGAGAGATACTAATTTTTCTGAAGAAATGGTATCTAGAATAGATATTGAAGTTGATAAAGTATTTCCTGAATTTAGAAAATTTTTTAATGCATCTTCTGTTGCAGAAAGAAAACAATTTTTAAAACTTTTAGATGATACTTTGTTTGAAGGTGATCTAACAAAACCTTTAGATTCAAATCTAAAAAAACAAGTCTTAACTACAGCTAATAAAAGAATAGGAAAACAAGAAGGAGCTGTTGCTGGTAATAAAATTATATCTATTTTAGATAAAACAAGAAGAGAATTTAATGATTTGTTAGAAATAACTGCAGCAGGTCCTGGAGGAAAAGTAGATTTACCCACAGGAGTTACTAAAGATTTAAGAAAAATTATGGGTAACAGAGTTAAAAACTATATAGGTAATACATTTGAAATATTTGAAGATGCTGAGTCTGGTTTTTTTCAAAGGTATAAACCAACAAGAAAAGCTGTAGATAATACAAAACAATTATTTATGAGATACGCAGCTAAAAATAAAAATCCAATTACTGAATTAGAAGCGGAAGGAATGGTTAATGATATAATAAAACAAGTTAGAAAGATGGATCCATCAAAAGATACACTTCCAACATTTGTGTATCAAAATTTATCAAAGTCTGCGGACGATGCTATAGGTTTAAAAACATTTGCACAAACTTTAAATAAAAATTTACCCGGTGGTAAAAAAGAAATACAAGTTATAGGTAAAGGATCTAAAATATTTAGAGAACTGTTTGGTGAAATAAATGATGTAAGACATTCTATTTTTGAAGGTACAAATAGATTATCTGCAATAGCAAGAAAAAATCAATTGTTTGATGAAATATTAGATACCGATGAAGCATTAAAAGCTGCTGCTAAATCAGATACTCCATTAGGTCAAAGAGGTTTTTTTCACGATAGTCCTTTGTCTGCAAAAAGAGCATTTGGTCCAGAGTCAGATGTTGTTCCTATGAATGAATATGTAAAAGAATATTTTAAAGATGGTGTGTTAGTAAATAGACTATCTAATACTTACACCACAAGAGATATAGCAGAAGGATTTACAAACGTATCTAAAATACAAGACTTTATGAGAGGTGACACCGGAGGTGCATTAGGTAAAACTTTTTCAGCTGCTTGGAGATATGGAATTTTAACACCAAAAGCCGGTGCACAATATGCAAAAACAATTTTATCTGTACCAACTCACATAAGAAACTTTTTAAGTTCAGCTGCTTTTTCTGTAGCTAATGGCGCTATACTTTCTAACCCTAGAGTTTTTGCAAAAGCCATGAACAATGCTTTTGGAACTGTTCAAGTTGGTGGTCCTAGAAAAGAATTATCACAAGAAAAATACAGAGAATATTTAGAGTTAGGTATTGTAAATACAAACGTAAGACTTGGAGATCTTCGAAATCTAATGAAAGATGTTAGGTTTGGTGAAGGTAATCTTGCAACAGATAGTATTTTAAAACCTATGTTAAATAGTTTGGGTAAAAAAACATCTAGAGGTATTAAAAAAGCAGGTAAGTTTATGCAAGACTTATATGTTGCTGAAGATGACATTTGGAAAATTGTAAACTATGAAACACAATTAGTAAAAAGAGGAGACTTGTATAAAAAAGCAAATATTAAAATATCTGATGATGCATTGAAAAAAGAAGTTGCACAGATTGTACAAGATACTGTTCCAAATTATGCAAAAGTTGGTGAGTTTGTAAGAGCTATGCGTGTATCTCCACTTGGTAATTTTATGTCCTGGCCGTCAGAAGTATTTAGAACAGGCGCAGGTATATTTAGACAAATAATAAAAGATATAAAAGATCCTGTAACAGGTAAGATAAATCCAATAACAAGTAAAAATCCTATGAAAGCAGAAGGTATGAAAAGATTAATAGGTACTACAGCTGCTATGGGTATAATTCCATATGGATTGATAAAAGGATCACAAGCAATTTATGGCGTAACTCAAGAAGAAGCAGACGCAGGTAGAGACTTTGTTGCACCGTGGTCAAAAAACTCACAATTAATATTTGTAAAAGATCCAGATACAAATGAATTGTATTACACTGACTGGTCTAAAAACAATGTGTATGATACACTTACAAGACCATTTCAAAGTTTACTTACGAACATTCAACAAGGTATAGAAGATGAAGAAGTATTATTAAAAGGTTTTATAGAAGGTATTGCTAAAGCTGCAGGTGAAACAGCATCACCATTTATATCAGAATCTATTTACTCAGAAGCATTTGCAGATATTATGTTAAGGGGTGGTAGAACTAGAGAAGGACAAGAGCTTTGGAATGACACGACACCTTTAGGTGAGCAGATGGTAATTGGTATGCAACATGTAATTAAAACATTAAAACCTACAACAGCACCTTTTGAAAGAACAGTAAAAGGTATAAGAGGTATACCAGGTAAAGGTCCTACAATGTACGAAGTTCCAAAAGAACTCGCAGGTATTTTTGGATTTAGATTAGAAAAAGTTGATCCAGAAAAAGCATTAGGATTTTATTTATATGATCTTAGAGAAGGTCAATCACAAGCAACTAAATTATTTACTGGCGGTAAGTTCGGTGTATTGTCAGGTGAACCTAAAACACCAAAAGATGTAATTGAAAGATACTATGTTGCTAACAAAGCTTTATTTGATGTTAGAAAAAAAGCACAAACTCATTTAATAAATGCTATGAAGTTAGGAATTAATCCAAATAAACTAGAAGAAATATTTGAAAAAAGAGGTATACCTACTTCTTTATTAGATAGTTTATTATCAGGTAGATTTAAACCTTATTTTCCTTCAGAAAAAATTGAAGAAAGATTTCAAGATATATCAATTAAAGGTGGACAACCTAATCCTTTTTTTGGTGCACGAGGTACATTAAAAGCTATGGAAGGAGCTTTAAAAGGACAAAATTTATATCGTGATTTTGATCTTAACTTAGAAGATTTCTTGCCTGATACAGAACCTAAAGGCCAATCAGCATTACCACCCACACCAATGCCTAACGCTCAAGCGGTTCAGACTGCGGCTATGCCGGCAGCAGGAGTCATGAATCAGGGATTGACGCCAACTGAAAATGCTTTATTATCTGAAGAGGAAAAACAAATTACATTAAGAAACAGAGGATTGGCATAATGTCCAAAAACAATACTGCTTTAGAAAAAATAGAATCACACGAAAAACTTTGTCGTATTATGCAAAAACAAACCCATCAAAAAATTAGTAGTATAGAAACAGATATTAAAGAACTAAAAAATCATATGCGTTATGCAATGACTGCTTTAGTTGGTGGTATGTTTACCATCATAATTA